GGTGCGGATAATGTGACTTGAACACACACGGTATTGCTACCACTAGAACCTGAATATTATTTTTTTATATATCCGCAAAGCGTGAATTATAGCCATAAAACGACGTATTATAGGCGTTTGTGTAATACACTAAGTTCTACTTAGTGGGACTTAGTAGGACTTAATTGTCGTCATTTTGTCGTCAGATTATCTTTGCAGCCTGCCGTGTTGTCTCGACATCATCATGAACGTAGATGTTTGCCGTCACATTCACATCTCTATGACCCATTAACTTCTGAATTGTGTATATGTCAACTCCACTCCGCCTGAGTTCCGTTCCGCAGGTATGCCGCAACTCATGAGGGGTCAGAATCGGAAGTCCTGTCTGATCGTGTAGTTTTTCCATATGTCCCGCAAGCATTTTGGTAATCGAGGAGGGAGACTTTATTCTTTTGGTTGATGTCATGAAAACATATAGTCCCACTTTGGGAAGCTCAGACAGGAATGCTGTAAGCTCCTTTGAAATCGGGATTTTTCTGTAACTGTTCCACTTGGGAGGACGCACTTCCACACCGCCGCCTTTTTTATCGGCAATCGAACGATTTACCGAAAGTGTGCGCTCCGCAAAATTGATATCATTCCACATCAGACCGCAGACCTCTCCCCGTCTCAGCCCTGTCTCCAGCATTACATATGCTTCGGGGAAAATATCTTTGAAAAAAGATTTTGCTATTGGAATTTCGTCAGAAGAATAGACTATCTTTTCAGTTTTCTCCACCTGTGATGCGTATTTTATGCCTTTAACGGGGTTTTTATAGCATAGATCATTGTCTATAGCACAGTCAAATATTCCGAACAGTGTCATATGCAGCTTGTCAAGCATTGAATCGGATAGCTCTTTCTGCTTATGGTTAAAGAAGTTTTGTATATCAATGCTTCTAATACTTGTCAGCTCCGCTTTACCGAAATACGGAAGCAAATGCTTTTTTACACTGTTTTCATAGGTCAGCCTGTATGTGTTTTCGCTGACAGTTGGCTTTTTGTAGGTTTCTAGCCATTTTGTAGCCCACTCGCCAAAGGTATAACTCTTCTGGATAAAGGTCTCCCCTGTCCTGAGAGCTGTCTCCTGCTGAATAATATACTCCTGAGCATTTGCCTTGGCATCTGCAAGGCTTTTATAGCTGTAAAAGCTCTTTCGGATAGGCTTGCCGTCAAAGGACTTGCCGATGATGGCTTTATATTCAAATCTTCCGTCTGATCTGTTGGGGGCTTGCTTTTTGGGCCTTGGCATAAAAATTCCTCCTTGACATTTTCGGGAGGATATGGTAAAATATATTTGCTTTGGGTGTGTATTTTACATATCCTGCTCCCCGTTCGGTGTTCCAGCGCCGGGCGGGGATTTTTTATTCTTGTAATGATTTATGCAGCCAATATCCATCGGCAACATCGGGGATATTACTGCTATCCCAATAATCACTTGAAAAATCTATCTTGTTTATAGTAGAAGCATTGAAATTCACACGCATTACAGTGTCTTTGGACTCTTTTCCGTAGCTGTCAACAAAGCTTCCCTGAACAAAGATCGTAAGGGTATCAAGCTTGCTGCAATTCTGAAGCGGTTCTATCAAGGAACATATATCGTTGTGCATTGCTCTTACTGAAAGCTTTTTGGAAAGCGTGGAATTTTGACTGATATAGACAGTAACCATATATTTACCATCGCCGGTCGCCTCTGTTTCGGAAATATCATCGACAGATATATTATTTTCGTCAGCGGCATATTTAATCAGGGCAGATGGCTTTGAGGAAGAACTCGGTTTTGAAGCTGAGTTCTTTTTTTCTTGCTTTGTGGTCGCTTCGGTAGTCACGGAAGTTGTGCTTGACTGAACCGAGGGTCTGCTTGTGGAAGCTCTGTTGATGGCTGAACCTACTGCGACCACAACCGCAACGGCTATACAAACCGCTGCCACTTTACTGTTCACCTGAAAGCCTTTGCGCTCTTCGGGTTCTTCGTGCTGAGTGCGGACGGTATCACCGTATCTTGAAGCACCGCACTTGGAGCATTTGCTGACGTTTGTGCTGTTGGAGGTATTGCACTTAGGGCATTTCCATGTAGTGGCGCTGGCATTTACTCTGTAAGCTCCTGGGCGTGATGCTCCGCAGGAAGCACAGGTCTTACTCGAATCGCTGTTCTTGTAGTCACAATCAGGACAATTCCAAACTCCCATAATAATTTCTCCTTTACTGTCTATTATATAACTGTATCATATGATCTTATCAAAATATTCCCAGTACGCAAGGCGGATATATTTCACATCTACATCGAAATATTCGCAGAGCTGCCATATCTCTGTAAGCCCGCTTTTGAGAGCTTCTATAAGTTCTTCTTTCGGGACGAGATATTTTATAGCCTCTGCATCTGCCCTGTGTTCCTGTTTTAAAATGGTGCTGATATCTGCCTCGGGACTGTAAAAAGCCCCCTTGACACAATGCCCTATCTCATGAGCGAGATACTGGCGTTCTTCCCTCTCGGTCTTTATCTCGTTGTAGTCCATGCCGATGAAGCACTTTCCCCGAGGCGTAAGCAGGGAAAGTGCCTTGTATTCATCACATTCGGCGGAGATAACTGTAATATCGTTATCATTTTCTGCAAATTGATAAAGGTCGTTCAGGGTCATCTTCTGCGGTTTCTTCGATTTCTGCGACTTGGTCTGCAAATTTACCAACCACCTTTGTCTTTTTGAAGCCCTGTGATCCTTCGCCTGCTGCGATACTTCGGGTATAATCGGAATGTGTGTCTGTGTTCTTTTGCTCACACATTCTCTCGTATTCCGTATCGGTTACAAAATCAACCATCTTTTTACCGTGTTCATCAAGCACTCGGTATTTTTTTATGTGCTTTCTTTCAGCATCAGATGTAGCGAAGTCGGTATGACAATCAAGAAGATAATCAATCGTAACTCCGAAATATTGGGACATAGCTTTAAGTATCACGGCATTAGGCTCTCTCAGATCTTTTTCATAATTGCTATATGCACTCTCCCCTATGCCAATAGCCTTTGCAACGTCCGCCTGTTTAACACCTTTGGCGTTTCGCAATTTTTTAAGTCTGTCATCGAACATTTTTATTACCTCCCTATGTACTAATTATAGCACATTTTGTGCGTTTGTCAATACATTTACTATAAAAAGTGGCTGTATATACATTTTTGTAGGTTTGTATATAATTGACAAAGCCAAAATCCACATTTTGTCCGATTTTGTGGTCAAAAAGTATTGACAAATCCACATTTTGTGCTATAATTAGAGCATACCCCGCAAATAATACACAATATGAACGATAGAATAGGAGATGAAATTATGAGCCTTGAAAAAGTTTTAACGGTAGAACGTGCCAAAAACGGCAACATGAGCATAGACGAAATGTGCGATAAGCTCGGTGTAAGCCGTTCAGCTTATTACGGATGGATACGTTCAAACGGAGCTTCTCTTAAAGCTTCAACAGTTAAGCAGATCGCCGAACTTTTCAACGTTTCCCCCGATTACATTTTACAGTCATTGTAAATTTTAAAGGAGGTTCTCGGGCAATGGAAAAACTGATATTTCGCAAACCTTCAAAAAAAAAGGCACAGGCGCAGACGGTCAAGGTAAGTGCAAAAGCCTACAATGCCATATCTGCCATAGAGGCAGAGACAGGGCTGTCTATGACGTATATAGCAACTCAGATGGTTCTTTATGCGGCACAGAACGTTGATATACGGAGTGATGAAGATGAATAATGATGTTCTTTCTAACTTCATCGAAAAGGATAATCAGTGGGTCAGTGACACCATTGAGAAATATCCTGAGAAGATCCCTGTAGAACATCTTGCCGAGCATTTCGGCTGTACGGCTGCAAGCGTTAGATCAGCGATCGTACAAAACCAGACATTCGGACTGTTCTGGAGAGAAGGAAGCAAATCAAGAAACACTTTTCTTATACCGACAGGGCTTTTTGTCCGCTGGTACTGCAAGGCAAGTTTCTAAGGGGGTGTAAGTCATGATAAGCGTTATGTGCAAGGACAAGCAAGGGAAGGTCATCTGCAAATACAACAGCGATGATGAACCTGTTGAAACGGCAACAGTTATCTACAACAGCGCTTTGAACCACCCGAAGAGACCTATTTTCTTTGTACCGGGTGCGTGGGTGTTCATAGGCGAAGCTGACAACGGAAGGTGGTATCTGAAATGTTGAGTGCGGAACAGCTCAAGATCATTCTTGAAAGCGGAATGACCGTTACGGCGATAGACAGTGAAAGCGCTCCTCGGCTTTTCAGGGCAGCTTTTCGCAGAAAGAAAGACAGTGACCGTATAACGGTAGCTGACTACACATCGGAAGATAACGGCAGGACATGGAAGCTCTCATCTATTGACAGCGCATATGAAATGCGGCTTGATGACTGCATCAAATCCATTCAGCGGCTTGAAAGCTCAGGGTGCAATGTTGAGGTGAAGGGAAAATGAGCGGAACGGTCAATGCTCATTCAGTAGCGAAAAGCATGGAGAAAGCAGGCTTCTTTGTTATTGAAAGCGCCGTATCGGCTTCCACGCTGTGGGGTATCAAAGAAGGCAAGCTCACTCTGGTGGATATTGTAGGCGAAAAGAAGGTCATTGCTCTTCCCATAGGCAAGCGCAATATTGACAAGCTCTGCGAAGAACTCAGGCAGATAAAGAATGTTTACGGAGACAAGCTGAAATGAGGTGAGACAATGAGGTGCGAAAGCTGCATACATCGTGGTACCTATTTTTCGGCTTTCGGGCAATGGTCATGCGACTATATCCTTAACACGGGAGAAAAGCGGAACTGTCCGCCGGATGACCTTTGCACACGGTACGAACAGGGCAAGAAGATAGTCAAGCCTTACGAATACCGATGCAAAAAGAAAAGAGGTGGTAAAAATGAGCATTCTCAGACCAGCTCTTGTAAAGTCAAGCATCGGATACATCGAAACAAGACAGATGCCCGATGACAAGCGGCAGTGCATTCTTGCAGCACTTAAAAAACAGCTTCCGAAAGAGGCTACAGATGACGGTGCTTTCGACAAATGCCCGTGTTGCGGTACGGAATTTAACAGTGAACTGCTGAACGAATACGATATGCGATATTGTAACAAGTGCGGTCAGCGGATCGAAGGGGTGTGAAAACATGGACGTGCTTTTTGAGCTGATATATCATATTTCAGCAATCGGCATAGTAGTTATTCTGACAATATTTATGCTGTGGCAGTTTTTTGATAACATCAGAACGGCTATGGACACACCCGATGATGAGGAATAACGAAAGGAAGGTAATTATTATGAACCTCGCAACAACAAATCTTATCACGGATCTTATCAAGAAGAATAACGAGCTTACCGTAAAGGCTGCACAGCTTGACTGTATTCTCAACTACGTAAGGTCAAGCAAATATTCCATAACAAAGGAAGAGATATTTGCCATTGTAGGCGAACCTTACGCAACGGAGACAGCAGACAGAGCAGAGAAGAAGGAGGACATCACAGATGGAGATTTCAGTTTCTGATTATCTCCGCAATGAAGCCGCTCTCAGGCGTGCCGAAGAGAGATGGCTGACCGATGAAGAAGATGACAGGGAGTTTGATGACGAAGTTCCCGAAGAATGACAAGGAGTGAAGATAATGGAGGAAGAAATCAAGGAAGGTTTTGTTATCAGAGATGATAATGCTGCCGAATGGGCTTTGCAGAAGATATTTGACGAAAAGGCAGAGCTTGAAAGACTGAAAGCTCTGGCAGACAGTCAGATCGCTGTTATTATGGATAAGGTTGAAGCGGCGGAGAAGCGCTTTACTTCACGCACGGGGTATCTCAAAAAAGCTCTTGGAGAATATATGCTGATTGTCAGTGAGCAGTGCAAGAAAACCAAGACACAGCTGAGTTACAGGCTTTTAAGCGGCTCCCTTATTTACAAAAAGCCCGTAGTCAAGATAGTCAAGGACGATACAAAGCTTCTGGAATACGTAAAGGAGCATTCCCCTGAATACGTAAAGCATACTGAGGCTGTTGACTGGGCAGAGTTTAAAAAGACCCTGACGGTATCGGGCGATGTGGTCGTTGACAGCAACGGCGAGGTCGTAAGCTGTCTTGATGTGGAAGAGGCCCCGGGCGAATTTATGATACGTGACGAAAGGAGCGAGACGTGATGGAAGAAAGCAAAGCTTCTTTATCTTTCCTGGAACGTGTGACCATGATCCAGGCGGAGCTTAAAGCCCCCAAAGGGCAGTACAACAGCTTCGGTAAGTATAACTACAGGTCATGCGAGGACATTCTCAATGCGGTAAAGCCGTTGTGCGCAAAGTATGGCATAATGCTGATGTTATCGGACGAGCCTGTTATGATAGGCACAAGAATATATATCAAAGCTACCGCCAGACTGTGTGATGTGAGCGGCAGCGGCACGGGTCTTTGCACAACAGCATTCGCCAGAGAACCTGATGACAAAAAGGGCATGGACGAAAGCCAGGTAACAGGCACGGCGAGTTCGTATGCAAGAAAGTACGCTCTTAACGGCTTATTCCTTATTGACGACACAAAGGACGCTGACACTGACGAATACAGAGAGCAGCAGAACAGACCGCAGGGGCGTGAAAAGAAGCAGAGTGCGCCGACTTTTACCTGCTCCAAGTGTGGAAAGAAGATATCCAACGTGAAAAAGTCTGACGGCACTATTGTTTCTGCTGAAACGGTATATCAGAACTGTAACGGAATGTGTCTGAGCTGCTACAAGCAGGAGCAGGCGCATCATGATTGAGCATTTTGTGGGGTATCTGCACGACTATGACGGCGAGGCTCTTACCGTCATAGCGCCCTACAATGATGAACGGAAGCTTTTAAAGCAGGGCATTACGCAATGCGAGATAACGCTTACAGACGGCAGGAGCATATCGGCTCAACAGAGGAAAAAGGCTTATGCCACTATAAGGGATATTGCGGTTTACAGCGGCGATGTTCCCGAATACATAAAAGAGCATCTGAAATGGATGTTCTGTGCGGAAAACGGCATTGAAGAGTTTTCACTTTCCGACTGCGACATGAGTACAGCGAGAGAATTTATTTCCTATATACTGGAATTTGCGATCTCTTGGGGCATACCGCTTTCGGAAAGCGCCATAAGCAGAACGGACGATATAGGACGATATCTGTATTTCTGCATAGAACACCGTGTATGTGCTGTATGCGGCAAAAGGGCTGATCTGCACCATGTTGACCATGTAGGCATGGGTCGTGACCGCAAAACCATTATTCACATCGGTATGCAGGCGGAAGCCCTATGCCGAGAGCATCATGAAGAATGCCATTCGGAGGGGCAAAGGACCTTTGATGAAAAATATCACATCTACGGTATTGCGCTTGACGAGTGGCTTTGCAAAAAGCTTGGGCTGAAAGCTCAGGCGGACTAAAAGGAGGTTGCTTCTATGTTAGGAGCGTGTTCGATCAACAAAGTTATTCTTATGGGAAGGCTGACGGCTGACCCGGAGCTTAAACAGACACAGAGCGGCGTTTCGGTGTGCCAGTTTACCGTTGCGGTAACAAGGGCAAGGGCTGACCAGAACGGGGAGAGGCAGTCTGATTTCATCAACGTTGTTGCCTGGAGGCAGACAGCGGAATTTGTGTGCCGCTATTTCAACAAAGGCAGACTTATCCTTGTGGAAGGTGAGTTAAGAACAAGGACATATGATGACAAGCGCTACCCCGATGTACGTCACTATGTTACTGAGGTCTATGCCGATGGAGTTTCATTTGGCGAAACGAAGAGTTCATCAGGCGGAGGATATCAGCAGGGCGGTCAGTCTCAGGGCAACAGACAGGGCAGTCAGGGTGGATATCAGCAGTCTGCGGCAAATGATCTGAGTGACTTTGATGAGGTCATCAGTGACGGCGATCTGCCGTTTTAAGGAGCAAGCAAGATGGCAGATCGCAGAATGTTTTCCAAAACGATAATAGACAGTGACTGCTTTCTCGATATGCCTGCTACGTCTCAGCTTCTTTATTTTCACTTAGCAATGCGAGCGGACGATGATGGATTTATCAATCAGCCCAAGTCCATTATGCGAATATGCGGCTGTAAGGAAGATGACATGAAGCTGCTTATAGCAAAGCAGTTTGTTATCCCCTTTGAAAGCGGAGTTGTAGTAATCCGTCATTGGAAAATCCACAATTATATCCGCAAGGATACCTACAGGGAAACGGCGTGCAAGAGCGAAAAAACGATGCTTTTGGTTGATGAAAACAACGCTTATTCTTTGCCCTGTGACGGGTTCGTCACGGGTTCGTCACGGGTTCGGGACGAAACGTTGACGCAGGATAGGATAGGTAAGGATAGGATAGGTAAGGATAGGATAAACAAGGAAATATGCGTTGAAGCCGATGAAGAAGAACAGCCAAAGCTCACAGCTTCAAAGCAATCCAAACCGCAAAAACATATTCACGGTGAGTTTAGGCACGTAATGCTTTCATCGGAAGAATATGACAGGCTTATCGGAGATTACGGTGAAAAGGTCACTGCTGAATACATAAAGAAGCTTGACGAATATCTGGAGAACCGAAAGGATAAGCACTATGCCAATCACAACCTGACTATCAGAAACTGGATCAAAAAGGCGAACGTTCCAAAGCTTAGTGAGAAAAAAGGATATGGCTTTGAAGGCAATCCATGGGAGGGTATGTAATGGATATTGAGCAATATCTTACGAAGATAAGCGAAAATGCCAGATCAGATGACCCTTTCTATATCAAGGACGGCATCGAATATTGCAAGAAGTGCAATTCTCCAAGACAGAAAATGATTTTGCTCACCATCAAGGGAGAAAAGAAAAATATTCTTGTCAACATGATGTGCAAGTGCAGAGCAAAAGAAGTCGAGGAAGAAGAAAACAGACGAAAGCAGGCACAGCAGGAAGCGGAAATACAGCGTAATATCAGCATAGGCATCAAGGATATGTCTTACAGGACGATGACCTTTGAGAAGTCCGATACACGGCTTATCCGAGAAGAAAACTACTGCCGCAACTTTCCGAAAATGCAGGAAATGAAGGTAGGCATCATGTTTTCGGGTGAAGCAGGCACCGGCAAGACATTTAGGGCTGCTGCTATTGGCAATCAGCTTCTGAGAAACGGATACACGGTGTATATGAACAATATCACTGCTATCTGTAATGAGATATGGGGGCTGAAAGACAAGCAGCAGGCAATCGACAATATATGCAGCTTTGAGCTGATGATACTGGACGACATCGGCGCTGAGAGAAACACCGAATACATGAGCGAACTGGTGTATAACATCATTGACACACGATACAGAAGCGGCAAGCCTCTTATCATCACTACGAACCTCAAAAATTCGGAGATCAAGGCGCTGAGCAACGGCGAACAGATAAACGGGTCGAATACGACCCCTTTAAGCCAATCAAGGATATACAGCCGATTAGTCGAGATGTGTTCTTATCCGATAATCGTATCGGGCAGAAACAGACGTGGAGACATCGGACGAAGCAAATATGAGACGGTGAAGGAGCTGCTTGAAAATGGTCTATAAGTACGTTATACACGACATTCCGCCAAGCAACAACAAGTACATCGGACGGAATGAGAGGTTCAGGTATCAGGCAGCAAAGGAGCAGTGGGAAGCGATGGTGAAATATGAATGCTCTCCCAAGCCTGCAAAGCCGATAAAGCGGTCAAGGGTAACGCTGATGTATTACTTTAAGACCAGGGGGCGCAGAGACCCGGACAATTACAGCGGCAAGTTTATACTTGATGGATTGAGAAAAGCAGGTATTATCGAAGACGATTCTTTTGATAACATTGATCTCATTCTGAAAAAGGGCGGCTGTGATAAATTTAACCAGCGGACAGTAATAACAGTGGAGGTGATAGAGGAATGAAAGCACACAGAAGGGCAGATGAAGTATATAAATACAACGTCTGGAAGGAATGCTCTGAGGATATTGCAAAGTCAATGATCCTTGCGGTGCTTTTTATTGCTGATAGGCGCAAGTGGCACAAAGAAAATGTGCTGAAGCTTTACGAAGATATCATTGATCTGCTTGAAAAGCCTATAATGATATTCAGCAGGCAGGTCAGCAGTATTGATATGGAAGCTTACATAGTAAAAAAATACGGCATTGACCTTAGCAGAGTTAAGCTTGACTTAGCTCCGATGGGTTCGGGCAGAAAGAAGGAAAAGGAATATGGGCTCTAAATACACGGAGTTCCTGAAAAGCAAGGCTACTGTGGTCAAGGCAAGCGGATTTGATGTTCCGATAGAGGAACTGAACGACAATGCTTTTGAATGGCAGAAGTATATTGTGAAGTGGGCACTTAAAAAGGGGAAATGTGCGCTGTTTGAGGACTGCGGACTGGGCAAGACATTACAGCAGCTGATGTTTTCCTACGAGGTACACAGGCACACGGGCGGAAACGTACTGATCGCTGCGCCTCTGGCGGTAGTAAATCAGACAGTAAAAGAGGGGGAAAAGTTCGGCATATCGGTAAATCCATGCCGTGAGATGTCAGATATCAGGGACGGTATCAACATAACCAACTATGAAATGCTGGAACACTTTGAGCCATCGGCTTTTGTTGGCATTGTGCTTGATGAAAGTTCGATACTGAAAGGATTATCAAGCAAAACAAGGCAGTACATAACCGAGAATTACAGAAACACGCCCTACAAGCTTGCCTGCACTGCCACTCCTTCTCCCAATGATTTTATGGAGCTTGGCAATCACGCTGAATTTCTGGGCATTATGACAAGGGCTGAAATGCTTACCACGTTCTTTGTTCATGACGGCGGAAACACGTCATCGTGGAGGCTGAAAGGTCACGCACAGGACAGCTTCTTTGAATGGGTAGCTTCCTGGGGCTGCTGCATGACAAAGCCCTCTGACCTTGGTTTTGAATGTGGTGGATATGACCTTCCTGAGCTGGAGATCATTGAACACACGGTCAAAAGCAAGGATATTGAAACCGATGAAGGGCAGATGCTTCTTTTTGCTCAGACCTCTCAGAGTTTATCGGAAAGGCAGAGAAACAGGCGCAACAGCATAGACGAGAGGGCAAGGAAGGCGGCTGAGATAGTTAACAGCTATGACGGTCAGAGCCTTGTATGGTGCGATCTGAACGATGAAAGCCACAAATGCGCCGAATATATCAGCGGAGCGGTGGAAGTCAAAGGCGCTGACAGTGATGCACACAAGATAAGTGCCATGACTGGATTTTCTCACGGAGATGTAAAGGTGCTTGTATCAAAGCCTTCCATTGCAGGCTGGGGAATGAACTGGCAGAACTGCTCGAACATGGTTTTTGTGGGGCTGTCGAACAGCTTTGAGGCATATTATCAGGCAATACGCAGATGTTACCGCTTCGGGCAGAGATCAAAGGTAACAGTCCATATCGTTATATCGGACGGTGAGGGCGCTGTTAAGCAGAATATCGAACGCAAGCAGGCAAACGCCTTGAAGATGACCTCTGAGCTTGTAAAGCACACAAAGGATATACTGGCGGCGGATATAAAATCAACGGTCAGAAATACTGAAAATTATTTCGCACATGAAGAAATGCTGATACCTGACTGGTTAAGGAGTGAAACGGCATGAAGGTCAAAGATCAATACATTACGGATAATATGGCTTTGTACAATGGGGACAGCTGCGAGGTGCTGAAAGGTATTCCGGACAGCAGCATTCATTTTTCAATCTACTCTCCGCCCTTTGCAAGTCTTTACACATTCAGCAACAGTTCAAGGGATCTCGGCAACTGCCGCACTCAGAGTGAGTTCTATGAACACTTTGAATTTATAGTTTCCGAGCTGTACAGGGCACTTATTCCGGGAAGGATAATGGCGGTTCACTGCACGAACCTTCCAACATTAAAGGAGCGTGACGGATTTATCGGCATAAGAGATTTTAGAGGTGATCTGATACGCATTTTTGAAAAAGCAGGATTTATCTATCATTCCGAGGTGTGCATCTGGAAAGACCCCGTGATAGCAATGCAGAGGACAAAGGCTCTGGGACTGCTTCACAAACAGCTGAAAAAGGACAGCACGCTCAGCAGGCAGGGCATTCCCGATTATCTGATAGCTATGAGAAAGCCCGGAGCAAATCCTGAGCCTGTCACTCACACAAACGAAAGCTTCCCTGTTTCGGTATGGCAGAGATATGCTTCTCCAATATGGACTGACATAAATCCATCGGACACATTGCAGGCGAAATCTGCGAGAGACGAAAAGGACGAAAAGCACATCTGCCCTTTGCAGCTGACTGTTATTCGCAGGGCATTGAATTTATGGACAAATCCTGGCGACAAGGTACTTACACCATTTATGGGCATCGGTTCTGAGGCTGTTGTATCGTTGGAGCTTGGACGATATGCGATAGGCGTTGAGCTTAAAGACACATGGTATCAGCAGGCTGTGAGAAATTGTGCAAGTGTTACTCGCTGTGAGCAGATTTCACTTTTGTAAGAACAGCAAAAGCGCAAGGATAGGGCTATAATGCCGCACACGGCGTTTTATGGTGCTTGGTAATGTAATTTTACCTGATAACTTTAAAACGCCTAAAAACGGCATTCAAATTGATTTTGAAAGGCGTAATGAAAATGAAAGTTTTAAAGGATTATTGAAAGGATATACATATGAGCTGCTGCCACAACTGTACAAAACGGACTGCGACCTGTCATTCAAGTTGTAAAGAGTACAAAGAAGAAGCAACGAGAAATGCAGAGCGCAGAGATGCCGAAAACAAGGAAAGAGCAGTAAGCATTGGCATATATGAACACGTAAGGCGAACTGCTGAACGATATAAACGGCATAAAAGAAATAAATAACGGAGGTATAATATGAGCATAAAAGGATATAAAGTTTTTAATCCTGACTGGACTTGCAGAGGGTTTCAGTATAAAGTCGGAGAAACATTCGTACATAACGGCGATATTGAAATGTGCGGAAGCGGTTTTCATTTTTGCCGTAAAGCAAGTGATTGCTTCAGCTATTACGATTTTAATAGCAACAATAAGGTTGCCGAAGTTGAGGCAATCGGACTTGATGAAACACGAGGCGATAAATCGGTAACAGATAAAATCAAGATAGTCCGTGAAATTAAATGGATGGAACTTTTAACCATCGTTAATGAAGGCAATAACTGTACGGGATTGTGTAACAGCGGTGACTATAACAGCGGTGACCATAACAGCGGTGACTATAACAGCGGTGACCATAACAGCGGTAACTATAACAGCGGTAACTGGAACAGCGGTGACCATAACAGCGGTAACTATAACAGCGGTTACTATAACAGCGGTTACTATAACAGCGGTAACTATAACAGCGGTGACCATAACAGCGGTAACTATAACAGCGGTAACTATAACAGCGGTTACCGTAACAGCGGTTACTATAACAGCGGTTACTATAACAGCGGTAACTATAACAGCGGTGACCATAACAGCGGTAACTATAACAGCGGTAACTATAACAGCGGTTACCGTAACAGCGGTTACTATAACAGCGGTTACTATAACAGCGGTAACTATAACAGCGGTGACCATAACAGCGGTAACTATAACAGCGGTAACTGGAACAGCACCAATTATAGCACAGGATTTTTAAACAGCGAACAGCAGCCGATTTATATGTTCAATCAGCCCACAAATATGCAGCGAGAGGAGGTTTATAATCTTGCAGGCATTCAGATACTTAATCGGAATTTTAAAAATTCTTGGTGGATATATTCTGAGAATATGTCAGCAGAGGAAAAGGCGGCACACCCTGAACATGAGACGACAGGCGGCTATCTGAAGACGGTCGATTTCAAAACTGCCTGCAAAATAATGTGGGATAACCTTGATGAAGAAGATAAAGAAGCTGTCAGAAATCTTCCGAACTTTGATAATGATGTATTTAGGGAAATCACCGGTATTTCTGTGGAGGGCGAAAATGAACAAGATAAGTGACATGATATTCAGAGGGTTTTGCATCTGTGAAAGCGGTGACAAATATATCACAGTGTATAAAGCACCTCGAAAGGGCAAGTGGATCATCGGCGATATATGTCATCTTCCGCTGGGACAGGCTGCTATTATGGAGCCACCCTATTCATATGCGGCGGTACCTGAGACCGTAGGACGGTATTCATCAGTCAATGACGAAGATGAAACGATGATATTTGAGGGAGACGTTGTTGAATACAATGACGGAATAAACTACTTCAAAGGAAAAGTTATGCTTTTATCGGGTGCATTTGGTATGTTCTGTGATGAAGAAATTCCGCTTGAATATGCAGGCGGCAGAAAGTTTGTAAGCTTTCACGAGATAATATGCAACGATGGCTGGATTGATACGGGTAATGTCAGAAACGTCAAGGTCATAGGGAATATTTTTGAAACAAGGGAGGGCGAGTGATGGCTTTTGTACTTGGAATGATAGTTGGTTTTATCATCGGTATAACGGTAATTGCGGCTATTGCGTGTGTGATGGCTGCGGGAGATTCAGAAAAAATTGATAACAAAAAATAACAGGAGGAAAATAAAATGAATAGAATGGCAAACAAAATTATATTTTTAACAGCGATTTCTGACGCTTTTAAGGACGAAGAGGACCGTGAACTCAATGCGGTTGGGAAAATTGATATCCCTGAGGACGGCAATGCAACACCGATACTCACAGACCTGTTTTATGCGTTTAAGATATTTTATACTCAGATGTCTGGAGACAATGTTGATCCCATAGAATTTATCGGCGTGCTGATGCGTCTTGTTTTCCAGGATCAGCTCAATGATAACTCTGAGGCATCTGAGACAGAGGATAATTCATCTGGTGATTTTTCCGATATGCTGGAGGACGGTGAGGAAGATGCGTGAAATATTATTCAGAGGCAAGGATGTAGATGCGGACAAATGGATATATGGAGATTTACGCCATATATCTGATGGTCACGGCGGGTATATCCTGTGTATCGTGGACAACACAAGCGGCAGGAATAACGATGTTACAGGTATTGAGGTAAGCCCTAATACTGTTGGTCAGTACACAGGGATGACCGATAAAAACAGCACCAAGATTTTTGAGAGGGATATCGTAAGGTACGGCGATACAATCCACGAAGTGGTTTTTGAGCGGCGAAACGGGACAGCATATTTTGGGCTGGTTTACTCGGAAAGTGAGACCCTGCCATTTGGGCATTATCAGGACCTGAGGCAAATTGAAGTTATTGGCAATATCTATGACAACCACGAATTACTGGAGGACGGTGAGGAAGATGATTAAATTCAACGGCAGCATATCTTTCATGGTCACGCAACGGTGCAAGATTTGCGGAAAAACCTATGAAGGCGACAGTAATGTGGTAATGCGCAAGTCAATCGTGCATCTCATTTTCCGTCACCCGAAAGAGTCTGTAAAAATAATTATTAGGTATTTTAAAAACAGGAGGGCTGACAATGGATAAAGAAGCTGTTTTAATCAGCATTCAGCCGAAGTGGTGTGAACTTATTGCAAACGGGAAAAAGACTATTGAAGTCCGCAAGACAAAGCCGAGGCTGAAACCGCCGTTTAAGTGCTATATTTATTGCACAAAGGCGAGACCGTATCTTGTGGTTGGCGATGTATTTCGGGGTGATTGGCACACGGAGTATACACAGCTTAGAGGATATGGAAGAAAAGAAGCAGAGGAAAAGTGGACTATCTTCAACGGTGGTGTAATTGGCGAATTTATATGCAGCGATATTGAAACATTACCCCCGAACACTGTGTTTAATGCTCCTGCACTTTTTGCTCAATCCTGTATGACCTATGAGGAATACTTTGAGTATGAGATGGGTGAAACTGTGTATCTTTGGCACATCTCCGACTTCAAAGCTTACGATGAGCCTTACACGATGAGCAATTTTGCCAGACTGCGAGGGACAACACGATTTGGGGAACCAGTAGAGATTGTGCGCCCACCGCAGAGCTGGTGCTATATTATGGAAAGAAGGGCTGACAATGGCTGAATACATAGACAAAGAGTTTGTGATAGACACGATAGAAGAGCTGAAATCAAAGGCGCTGCCAAAAGCGTTACTGTTTGACCACCTGAAAAAGGTTATCGAAATATTCCCGACAGAAGATTTTGCACCTGTTAAGCATGGGCATATCGTTTGGAAGGAATATCACAAAGGCGGTATCAGGAGGAGAAAATGCCTGCAGGAAATTAAATCCGTTTACATCGAGCAGCAAATGCCCTGTAAGCATATTGCCATAATAGACGAAAGATATTTATCCAAAGACCCTTACTGTTCAGAGTGTGGAAAGCTGTTAGGCGAATTTCTGAACTATTGTGGAAACTGCGGGGCAAAGATGGACGGGGGTGAGGGAGAATGACTGAGAGGGAGAGGCTGGTTGAGCTGATTACAAACGGATTTTACACGAAGCCTGTATATGAAGCTTTATGCACGAACAAAAGAAAAGCTTGTGATTTTCTTGCCGATTATCTGCTTGAAAACGGCGTTATCGTGCCGCCTGTTAAGGTTGGTGATACTGTTTACACTAATGTTTCGTGGCAAGGTTGGTATTTAAGGGATAAAGATAAGCCATATAAAGCAAAGGTTGTTTACATAGGCATAAACGGCAGTAAAAACTATGTGAATGTTGTCTATGAAAAGAACGACAATATGATGACCTTTACTTTTGATGAAATTGGCGACAGGATATTTTTGACCCGTGAAGAAGCCGAAAAGGCTGTTGCAAGCAAATAAACATTTTATTGAGAGGTGATACATAAATGCTTGAACCTGCAATGCTTCATAAGGAAGCAGTTCTTAATGGCTTAAAGAAACACATATACGATGACGAAATGACTTATTATTCGGGCTGGAACGGTTTTGAACTTCCAGAAATACCCGATAAATTCGATGGCTGGGATTATAGATATGCTATCCTTGATGATAACGATAATAGCAAAGTCATCGGCTACTTTTGTTATACATACGATATGCACAACAGAAGTATTAGTAACTTTGGATTATATTCTTTCGACAAGAATAATGCCACTATCGGCAAAGACATTCTGCGAGAAATAAGACGTATTATCAAAGATTATAAACCCCATCGTATTGAATGGCGAATGGTTGGTGGTAATCCTGTCGAACGTCATTATGACAAGTTTTGTAAAAGGTATAACGGTAAAAAGTTTATTTTTACCGATGCTTACAGAGACAGATATGGGGAATACCACAATGATGTGATGTATGAAATTATATTTAAGGACGGTGATAACAATGGATAAAACCGCTCAATTTGTAGTGGAAGAACTTAGCGAGAAATACAACGTTGAACTTGAAGAAGCAAAGCAAATCGTTCTTGGTTCTTTCTTTCCTGAGCTCCTTGACGAGATGCCCGCATATGTTCACCACTATGACGCCGAATATTGGGCTGATGAGATAATGCAGGACAGAGATCCTAAAAAGCCACAGGAAAGGTCCGTTGTTGTAGGCGGAATATATCAGCATTTCAAAGGCAAAAAGGCACACGTTCTTAATCTTGCAAAGCATTCGGAAACGGGAGAATGGCTTGTGATTTATGAGTGTATCGGCGGTCAGGAAACTAATCACAACGGCGACATTTACGCAAGACCGATAGATATGTTTCTTTCAGAGGTCGATACGGATAAATATCCCGATGCAAAACAAAAGTATCGCTTTGAATACCTTGGCGGAGAAATGAGGTCGGGAAATGATAAAAATTGAAGATGTTGAGATCAGCGGCTGGGAAGCTGCTATAAGAGGAATGCGTAATCCGAAGAACAGCTGGGATAAATCAGACAGTATAGGCTATTGTTGTGCCAATGCGAAGGAATGTGAAAGGTGTCCGCACGGCAATTATGAAGATAATCAATTCGTGTGTAATAAATATGACGATGCCTATATTGTGGGCGATAATGACCTTACTCTTATGAGAAAGCTTTGCAAAGCAGGAACAGATCACAGGAAAAATCTTCGCATGATAAACGTTACAATGGATATCACAGCTCCACTGTATTGGTGGAAGGAATGGGACACGTACAAAGTAGGTACGGTTCGCAATTCCAGCTCCACAATGCACATGATAGCGGCAAGGGAATTTGTGCTTGATGATTTTTCTCACGAACATCTTAACGGTCATTCTGAAATGATCTTAGAGGACACGATCAAAGCACTGAACGCAGAGCGTGAATATTATCTGAAAAGCAAGGACAAATCTGCCTGGTGGCAGCTTATTCAGCTGCTGCCGTCAAGCTACAATCAACTTGCGACTGTGCAGGTCAATTACGAAGTCCTGATGAATATGTACCATTCCAGAAAAGCTCACAAGCTGGACGAATGGGTGCGGTTCTGTGAATGGGTACTTACGCTTCCGTACATGAACAGACTGATTGATGACAAGAAAGAGGGTGAAAAGTAATGGCAAAAATCAGGTGTTGTAGCTATTTAAAGGGCAAAAGCTGGTATGAAGAAATTAAGACGTATAAAGCCACCGAGAAACAGGAACACGTAGATCACCCGGCACACTATCAGGGAAAGAACGAGTGCATAGACGTAATGCTCGCCATGTTTGGCGTTGAGGCGGTCAAGCATTTTTGTATGTGCAATGCTTACAAGTACCGCTTCAGGGCGGACAAGAAGAACAGGGCGGAAGATATCTCAAAGGCAGAATGGTATGAAAGCAAGCTTATTGAGCTTGGAGGGATTGACGGAGATGGAAAATAAACACTGTTTTTTGTGCAGCTATTCAATCCCGCATTTCTTCAAGGACGGCAAGGTCACGCTGAAAAGTCCACACGGAGGAACAGAAGTGCATGAAATCAAGCTGAATTTCTGCCCTGAATGCGGAAAACCAATACATAACAAAAAAGATGAAAAGGAGAAAAGGCAATGACTATCAATGAATATCAGAAGGAAGCTATGCGCACAGCAAGCGGCATGAACTATGAACACAACGGAATGCTGATAAATGCAGCTCTCGGACTGTGCGGTGAGAGCGGAGAGGTTGCCGACATTGTGAAGAAGGCAACATTCCAGGGGCATGAGTTTGACAAGGAACATATCGCAAAGGAGCTGGGGGACGTTGCTTGGTATCTGGCAGTAGGCGCTCAGGCTATCGGATATGACCTTGAAACTGTTTTCCAGATGAATGTTGACAAGCTCCGCAAGAGATATCCTGACGGTTTCGATGCGAACAAGTCTCTGCACAGAGCCAAGGGCGATATTTAAGGGGGTGTGGATATGATCGTTCATTTCTGTGACAAATGCGGTGAAGAAATAAAAGCGCCTTTCACGACAATAGGTGGAAAGGAACTTTGCGACAACTGCACTGCGCTAACTGAAAAATGGATTGAAGCTGAAAATGATATGAAGCTCGGATTTCCCTCTGAACGTGGATTTTATCTTGTCACGATACGTTTTAATGACGGGGAAAGAAGTGTCAGAATGGCAAGATACACTGGGTCTCCAGTATGGTTCAAGGCAGCAAAGGACAGCGGAATTGTTGAAGAAAACGGCATAAAGGTCATCGCATGGGCTGAACTGCCTGAACCGTATGCAAACGATTGATACATAGACCTCTCGGGCAAGGAGTTAATATGCCGCAAACCTATTCAAGGGAATATTACCTGTACAGAAAAAATCAGCGCATCAAGGAACACCGCTGTCTGCGATGCGGAAAGCTGCTGACCTACAGAAAAAGTAAATGGTGCGCTGAGTGCCGTGAAAAGCACAATGAATACAAACGGCAGCATCGAAAGAAATAGCAAAAACCGCCCTGCAATCATAGCAAGGGCGGTTTTGTTTTATTGAGCCAAAAAGCAGGCGATTTTCTGTATTTGCTGATCTGTCAATCCGATGTCGTTTCCTGCGGCATCGTGGGCGCTGATGATTACATTACCAACTATCGGCTGACCGTGAACAGCTGCGCCATAAAGCAGAGATGCAAGAATGTTGACTTCGGGGGCATCGTCAAGAAGCCCCTCATCGTCACATCAAGATTTACAAATCCTGTCATTATCCTTACTCCTTTCCCAGCAATTCGGGATTATCGTAAATGTTGCCGATGACTTCTGCTGCAAATTCGTCTGTCTTACCCAGTGAAACACATCTCAAAATAGATGAATTTTCCCAAGCGGTAGGATTTGGGGCGTTGACACGGCGCACACCAAAGCTTGAAATTTCATCAATCCAAACAATCACACCAATTGTTGTAGCAGAATATGCAGTGCCCTTAACGATATCCCCCTCGAAAATTTTCACGCCGTTCTTGTCGGTAAGACCTGTGTACTGTCCTATGGTTTCATAATCAACTTCAATGCCGCTTACACCTAACGTATTAGTCATTTCAGCGGGTAAATCATACCTTTCATTATAAGGTCTGGTTAATAACCCATAGACCCAATCGCCATTTTTGTACTTTGTTCTGTAATATCCACTATCACGGTTTATTGCTTTTCCTCTGAACAAAATTTCACGTTCCATAAGGTATTTGTTGTTATAATCAAACATGATATACTTCCTTTCCTGCGGGCATGTGCTCACTCTGCGTTATGCTCTGCCGTATTCTCTGTTGTTGTTTACAAACTGCTGAACTTCGTCAAGTGTTTTGAAAAATTCTACAATGTGCATTTCTTTTGTCTCTGTGTTTTCCCAAAATGCACCGTATCTGTACCCGTCTTTATACGCTAAGCAATCTTCGGGCAAATAACTAATGCCATACTTAATTTTGTTTACTGTCATAGCAATACTTCCTTTCTTTGCGGCTCTCGGGGCTTGTGACCGTCTGCCTGACCGCATTAACACGGCTTGCGCCGTGCCACTCTGCGTTATTTATCATTTAACGTAGTATGTAACATTGACATACGATGTAGTGTCCCAACGGGGGCTAACCCATATATAGCCCTCTCCAAAACGTCCCTTGTATGGCTCGGCGTGTCCGTTACCCTTGCGGCTCTCGTAACCTCTGCGGCTCGCTGAGTGATGTCTTGTGTAGTTTTCCTTTAAAAATTCTCTTGTGATTTCCATAATTCATTTCTCCTTTTGGGCTTTGCCCTTTTTTTCGTTTGACTATGGTTATATTATAGCACATGATTATATTTACGTCAATATATAAAATAGACAAATTTATATTGATGTATTTATGCAATATGTATATTGACGTAAATATAATTATGTGCTATAATGATATCAATGAAAAACGAAAGGCGGCAAGCATCTATGAAAAAATATTATGTAGCATACGAAAAAAACGGCACAAAGAAACAAACCCCAAAGTTTACGAACCGTAAGTGTGCAAAACATCTTGCAAATACCATACTCCGCAGCGGCATACCCACCGTGAAGATTATAATATGCGAAGGTACAAAGATTATCTACACAAAAACCTATTGCAAATAATGCGAATAATTCCAACGGGCGGCACATACGCCGCCCATATGAAAGGGCGAGATATTATGAAATGGTTCAAGGGCTGCACGACCGCCGAAGCGGTCAAGAAGATGTATCGTGACCTGTGCAAGGCATACCACCCCGACCTGCACCCGGGCGCAGAGAACGAAGAGAAGATGAAGCAGATCAACGCCGAATATGATGTAGCGTGGGCACGCTACAAGAACGTACACGGCACGGCAGGCACCTCAGAGGGTAATTCTACCGCCAGCGCCGAAAGTGGCGCAGAGAGCCGCAGAGAGGCTGACGAAGCGCCAGAAGAGTTCAAGGCGGTCATCAATTCCATTATCGGCTGTGACGGCATAGAGATTGATCTTGTCGGCTCGTGGGTATGGGTAACAGGTAACACATACCCACACCGTGAGACAATCAAATCAGCTGGTTTTAAGTGGGCAAACAAAAAACACGCATGGTATTGGCACCCCGCAGAAGAGGGTGCAAGACGACACAGCAAGATGAGCCTTGACCAGATAAAAGAGCGTTACGGCTGTGAGAGCTTTGCGACCAAAGCACAGCCCAAGCTTGCATAACACACCAGGGGCGGCGACAAGCCGCCCTACAAGCATACAGAAAGGCGGTACAGTATGAAAAAGGCGTTTTGTCCCTATTGCGGTGAACCTATTGAAAATGGCTGCGAGTGTGAGCAACTTGCGGCAGAAGATGCACAGAAGTTCATAGAGGATTATGAGTGCGATCCGATGGTGCAAGAAGGTTGGAGACAGCAAGACTTGATTGAGATGTACAGGCGTGAAAGATAACACGACTGAAGGTTGTTAAAGAAAGTCATGAAGCAAAAATAAAAGCGGCTCGTGTGATGTGAGCCGTTTTTCAGGATATATTGACATATCTATAATTGAATGATATAATACAGGTGAAGGGAAGTGGTTTGATGTACTCTGATAAAAGCAATAAGGCAGTTCAAAGATACCTTGCAAAGGCGTATGACCGCCTTGAGGTCAAGATCAAGAAGGGCAACAAAGATGTACTGAAAGCGTTTGCAAAAGAAAACAATTTATCAGTAAACGGACTGATAATAAACGCTGTTAACGAATATGCCCAGAAGAGGACAGGGCAGCCGATACTTGATGTCCTCGATAAAGTAATAATACCCAAAAAGCAGTAAAAAATCCCCGCCATCGAAGGAAAAAGATGGCGGGGATTTTTTCGGCTTAATGTGTTCGGCATTAAGGCTCTCGGGCAATTCTAAGTATATCACAAATCAGTCTTTTTTCAAGAGTTTGCGGCAAAATGGGAGTGTCCTTTTTTGGCTGTAAATCGTTGTTTATGCCTGAAAAGATGGTATAATTATATATAGGGAACTGTGACATTACATTCCCGCCTCCGTTATTTTGCGCCGATAGTGGAAAGTATCGGCGCAACTCCTAATTTTATGCAAGGAAGTGAATTTTTATGGCTAAGAGAGCGACAAGAAAAAATGGTGCAAATTTCCCCGCTGCTAATCAGACAAGGGGATTGACTGATCTCCAGAAGCGTATCAATCAAAGCACGGGCGTAGATAACAACTACAACTTCAATCATGGCAGTGCGTATGAATCCGCAAGGGCGTTCGTTAAAGCAGAATGGGAAGCAGCGAAAGCCAGTGGCGATAAGGAAAGAAAAAGAGCTGCTTATAACATGAAGAGAAGAAAGTCTCTGGGAGGCGAAGGAGGCTAATATGTCCGTAGCGCTGTATGACCGCATAAAGGTCATGTCAAAAATCACGGACGAAGTTCTTGTCGGTTTCTCGGGCGGCAAGGACAGTGTAGTTACAATGGATCTATGCTTTAAGTATTTTAAGCGTGTAGTCCCTTTTTTTATGTATATCTGCCCCGATCTGGAGTTTCAGGAAAGATTGCTCAGATACTATGAGAGCAGATATAATACCGAGATAATCAGGCTTCCGCATATGGAAGTATCAGAGTTCTTCAAGTACGGAACGTTCAGGGCACCTGACTACAATGTTCCAATCATATCAATCAACGAAATCTATACATATCTGCGGGAAACTACAGGCATTTGGTGGATTGCGGCAGGCGAAAGAATAAACGACAGTATCGTCCGCCGTGCAATGATAAAAAACTCAGGCAGCATTGATATGCCCCGAGGTCGATTTTATCCCATTGCCGAATGGAACAAAGCAGAGGTAATGCAATATATCAAGTTTGCTAAACTTAAACTTGGCGAGGACAGTAAGCAGCTCAACTTCTCCTTCAAATCCCTTGAAGGTCGTGAGCTGTATTTTGTAAAAAAATATTTTCCGCAGGATTTTGAGCGCATTTTGGGACTGTACCCATATGCAGAAGCTGCGGTTTTGAGGTATGAGAAATATGGCAGGTAAGAAGGAAGCAAAAGGCGGCATTTCAAAATATCAGAAGTTTGATACTGAGGTAATTCACCGCTCACAGATAAAAAATGCGGAGTATAACCCCCGCATTATGGATAAGAACGCAAAAGCTCGCTTAAAAAAAGATATCCGGGAGCACGGTCTTGTTTCCGCCATCACATACAATAAGCGAACGGGCAATATTGTAGGCGGACACCAGAGGCTTGAACAGCTTGACGCTCTGGAAAAGTCTCAGGATTACGAGCTGACTGTTTGTGTTGTTGATGTTGATGAGCAAGAAGAAGCAAAGCTCAATATCATTCTTAACAATCCATCTGTACAGGGAGAATGGGATCTTGAAAAGCTTGCTCAGATGACAGAAGATTTTGGATTTACATTACAAGAAGCGGGCTTTACCGATTACGATGTCGATTTTATGTTTGACGGCGATGACCGTTTTTCTCAGCTCGGCAATGTCGAAGAGGCAGAAAAGGTAAAAGGAAAACTGGAAGATATAAAAAGCGCCCGTAAAGAGGGCATGGAAAAGCTGAAAGAGCGCAACAATGCAAGTTTTTACGCAGTGATCGTGTTTGAAGATGAAAAAGACAGAGACGAATTTTATAAATCCATCTCTGTCCCTATATACGAAGAGTATATTACTGCCGAGCAGGTAAGGCGCTGTGGTCGTGAAAAGGATTAAGCCCAGATTTCTTTACCGCAGTTAAATGCGGTGAAAAAGTCGTTGATGTATTTTTCATCGGGTTTAAATCCCTTGGCGGGCTGATATCTGTAGGTCATGGGGGCGATGATGTTGTCAAGATATTTTCCGGCGTCATCATCGTCATCAAAATCTACATATTTTATCAGATCATCATCCACATCGAACATATGCAGTTTACCTTTGACGGTAAAGGGCAAAATATCGGCGAAGTTGTCAAAAATCCAAGCGTAACAATTACCCTCGGGCATATCAACCATTCCGGCGGCAGCAAGATGCTCCTCGGTAAAAGGCACAATGTCAACGAGATTTGCAACGACCAATGCACGATTGCAAATAAGTCCGGGTATTTTACCATTACCCGAAGAGCAGATAAGCACATCACCACGATAGTCAGTTTTCCAAGTACGGCATTCAATGGTCTTTGAGCCGTCAAAAAATTTGTTAGCCCACCAGGGTTTGCACGAGATAGCCTTCATAAAAATTTCTCCTTTCACACTATATGGCGGCATCTTGCCGTCATATTTACCATTTATAATAGTATAGCATAAAAAGCACGTAATGTCAAGCTTTTTCGATAATTTTTGCACAAAAAGTTTGCGAGTTTTTATGGATATACAACAAAGAAAAAGCAAAGAAAAAAAGGCGGTGTTAAAATGGCGAATAAAAAGGGCAATCCGCAAAATTTTATTCCGCTGAATGAAAGGTCTCCAGAAGAGGCAAGAAAAATTCAGAGCAAAGGCGGCAAAAAGTCGCAGCAAGTTCAGAAAGAGAAAAAAGCCATGAATGAGGTCATTCAGCTCATTCTTAACTCCGAACTTACGGACGATGTAAAAAAGCAGATAAGAAAACGATTTGGTCAGAATATCAGCGATGAATTTTTGACCACTCGTTTTTTACTTATGCAGAGCCTTTTCAATATTGCTTCCAAACAGGACGAAATGACCCAAAACAGAATGGCAGCAATAAGAATGATAGCCGAATTTGCAGGTGAAAGCCCTGCACAGATTGAGCGCCGAGAAAGAATGAAAGCGGACGAACTGAAAAAGTCGGAAGTAGAAGATGACCCATTCAGCAAGGCACTTGAAGATATGTTCGGCAAAGGAGAAAGCGAATGAGCGGATTTTCTCCAAAGCAGATGGAAATATTCAAGTTTATGTATGAGCCTGAATATGTAGCGCTGATATGTGACGGAGCTGTCAGAAGCGGAAAGACAACCTGTATGTCGTTCGGCTTCCTGACTTGGGCGTTCAAAAGTTTCAATGAGATGAATTTTGCACTGTGCGGAAAGACAGTGCGTTCAGCTGAAAGAAACATTTTGCGCCCGCTCATGGGTCTGAGCTATACCCGAAAGCATTACAAGATGAAGTACAACAGTACGGCGCATATGCTTGAAGTAACTAAAGGCAACAGGACGAACTATTTCTGGATATTCGGCGGAAAAGATGAAAGCTCATATGCCCTCATTCAAGGCATTACACTTGCGGGCGTATTACTGGACGAAGTGGCACTCATGCCGCAATCATTTGTAAATCAGGCTCTGGCAAGATGCTCAGTTGAGGGTGCGAGGTACTGGTTCAACTGTAACCCTGAAAATCCCTCTCACTGGTTCTATCAGGAATGGATACTCGATTCGGCAAAGAAAAGAGCAAAGCATTTGCATTTTCTTATGTCCGATAATCCATCACTCTCGGCTGAAAAGCTTGCAGAATATGAAAGCTTTTACAAAGGCGCATTCTATCAGCGTTATATTTTAGGTTTGTGGGTCAAGGCGGAAGGTCTTGTTTATCCTATGTTCGATAAGCAAAAGTATGTTATCGACAAATACGATAAGCGAGGGCAGTATTACATAAGCATCGACTACGGAACTATCAATCCGACTGCGTTTCAGTTATGGCGTGTAAATTTCAATGACCCGATGCCTGTAGTATTGTGCAAAGAATATTACTACAACAGCCGATCAGATGAAAATGACCATGTTCAGAAAACGGACGAACAGTATTATAAAGATCTGTGCGAGTTTGCCAATGGCTACACGATTGAAAGAATTATTGTTGACCCGTCTGCTGCCTCGTTCAAGGCGGTCATAAAGCAGGACGGAAAGTTTATAGTCAGAGATGCCAACAATGATGTGCTTGACGGCATAAGGTTCACAGCCTCGATGATCGCAAGCGGCGTTGTTCATTTCCATTCAAGCTGTGTGAACCTGTTTGCTGAGTTCGGCGCTTATGTTTGGGACGAGACTAAGGGCAATGATGAAGTAATAAAAGAGAATGACCATGCGATGGACGCTATGCGCTATTTCATGTACACGGTCATTGCTCGAGAAAAGAGAGCAGGTGTATTTTAATGCAGTCAATCTTGTTTTACATCAGGGATATACTTACACGCATATTCTCAAAGCAGGCAAGCACGTCATATTTTAACGTAAGCAGCATAGACAGCCTTATTTCTGAGGAAATGGAAAAGCATTTCATATTGGCTGAAAATCTCTACGAAAACAACACTGAATACATAGATTGGCTCAGAAGCGGTCAGGTGAAGTCTCTGAGGCTTCCTTCGGTGCTGTCGAGGGAAGTAACACGTACAGTGTGCAGTGAGGCTAAAATATACGTTGACGGCACATCTGAAAGGGCAAAGTATCTGAACGAACAAATTAAAATCTTCATGCGGAAGTTTCCTGTTTATGTTGAGCAGGCTATTGCTTTCGGCAATATGGCTTTCAAGCCGTATATAAGCGGCGATAATATCCTTGCAAGTGCTGTCCGTATTGGGGATTTTATTCCCGTCAAGGTCGATGGTCAGGGGGTGTTCACTTCCTGCATTTTTGCTGAAAAGCTCAGGCGTGAAGATGGCTGGTACACAAGGATTGAGTATCACCATTCAGAAGATGGCACGTACACCGTTGAAAACTCCGCATACAGGTCAGGGTCAAAAGGCGGCGGTCTTGGTACCCAGGTTGCGCTTTCCTCTGTTCCCGAATGGAAGAATTATCAGAACGTTGTTACCATAAGCGGCAGTGATCTGTCTCCGCTTTATGCTGTTTACAGTAATCCTTTTGCAAACAGCATAGATGTTGACAGTCCTCTCGGCGTTTCGCTGTATGCTGACAGTATCGACCTTATCAAGGAAGCTGATGAGCTGTGGGAAGAGACCACCTACGAGATGAAAAGCGGCGAAAGAAAAGTGTTCGGCGCAAACGGCATTTTTAAATTATCAAACGGCGTTGATTATACCATGTCCCGTTTTTATAAGCAGGTCAATTTTGATAGCGACAAAGCTTTGCAGGAGTTTTCCCCTGCTCTGCGCAATGATTTCATGTCAGCAAGACTTCAAGACATCTTCAAGCGTATTGAGCAGAATGCAGGATTGTCTTTTGGCGTTATTTCCGACCCACAGAGCGTTGACAAGACGGCTACTGAGGTAATCCACAGCAAGCGGCGATACCATGAGACAATAGAAAGCATTCAGACTGCTCTCACAGGAAGTATTGAGCAGCTGGTAAGTGCTATGAGCCGTATGTGTGACCTTTACGGTATAGTTCCGAGTGGCGAATATTCCGTTGTATGTGACTGGGACGATAGTGTTCTGGAAAGCAAAGACGAAAAAAGAGCGCTTGCAATGCAAGAGTATCAAATGGGACTGATTGATGAAGCAGAGTATTTCATGGAGACACGAGGCTACAGCAAAGATGAAGCTATAAAGCTCGCCTCTGAGATACGGTCCCGCTCTCAGGCACAGCAGGCAGGTAGGGATTGGTTCAAAGATCGTGAGGGCGCATGATTGACGAGTTTTTCTTTGATAATCAAGCTCAGACACTTGTTGAGCTTTGGTCTGAAATAGAAAATCTTCTGATACGGGAGATATGCCGCAGGATAAATAAGGCGGCATATCTCACTGAAACAGCACGATTTGAAGCTTATAAGCTTGAACAGGCAAATTTGCTCAACGAAAGAGCTGTGCAGATCATCAGCCAGAATACGGGCTTATCTCAGAAAAGAATACGAGATATCATCACCAATGCAGGATTAAGCATAGTGACACAAGATGAAGAGATATACCGCAGAGCCATTGCAGAAGGTCAGCTTACTGTTGACCCCCTTCCTCTGGATATGTCACCTACTGTGCAGACGGCGCTTCAATCCTGCATAGACAACGCTGAATTTGGTCTGTCAAACCTTACAAACACACGCATGATGGACGCAGGAAACGGCATGGAAACGCTGACAAAGGCAGCAAGAAGAGAATATTACAACGCTGTCAATCGTGTTTTTCTCGAGACAAGAATGGGTATCAAATCCACTCCGCAGGCTGTGTGTGAAGCCTGCATTGATCTTGCTCGGCGTGGCGTGACCATAACACACTGGGAAAGCGGACATACTGACACTGTAGAGGTCGCAGTGCGCAGAAATATCAAGACCTCTATGGCTCAGACTTCCGGCACGATGACAATGGCACGCATGAAGGATTATAAGCATGACCTTGTGGAAGTTTCATCACATTGGGGCGCAAGACCTTCTCATTTTGTATGGCAGGGCAAAATATACAGCCTGACAGGTTCTGGCGGGTATGAAAATTTTTACGATGCAACAGGCTACGGTACAGGTGCAGGACTTTGCGGCTGGAATTGCCGACATCGTTTTTATCCGTACTTTCCGGGCATTGACCCTGTTTATCCCGAGTATGATGAAGAAGAAAACCGCAGGCATTATGAGGACACTCAAAAGCAACGGTACTATGAACGTCAGGTAAGAGCCGCAAAACGTCAAAAAGCCGCTCTTGAAGGCACTGGGGCAAGTGATACGGATATTAAGGCGGCGAATACCAAGATACGTCAGAAGCAAAAAGACCTTAGAGACTACCTTGCAGAGCATACAGATCTTGTTCGTGATTATTCCAGAGAGCAGATATATACAACAGACGGGGCGGTCAAAGGGACATCTTCCAGAAAATAGCAAAAATATATCATCAACACGCATAAAATCCATTGACAAAGGCATTGTAAAGTTGTATAATTATATTATGATGAAAGGACTGCGACAGCCTCTCGAACGGGCATTCGAGGGCTGCCGACAGTCCTTTTTTGCTTTTCGCAGTCCGCAGCGTGACAGCGGATAGGTACGGGGGCGAGACCCCGTAAACAAACGTAACCGAATTTAAGGAGTTGTATGTAAAATGAAACGTGATGAACTGAGAAACATTCTTAAAGACCTGAACCCCTCCGATGAAGTCATTTCAAGCATAATGGCTCTCAACGGAAATGATGTGAACGCCCTTAACGCAGAGATCACAACACTGAAAACACAGCTCAGTGACAGTGTGAAGGATATTGAAGATCTGAAAAAGAATGACAAGACAGGCGAACTGAAAACGCAGCTTGAAGAGATGCAGACAAAGTATAACAATGCTATTGCAGACATCAACAAGCGCACATATTCGGACGCTGTAAAGGCTGCCATTGCTGAAAAGGGCATCAAGTTTACATCAAAATCTGCTGAAAACTACTATATGTCTCAGGCAGAGGGTAAGAAGATGGAGATCAAGGACGGCAAGCTTGTAGGCTTTGACGACTTCCACAAGGCACAGTTTGAAGCAGACAAGGGCGCTTTTGTTGTCGAAAGCAAGCCTGACACTCAGCCTTCCGCACCAGGTTCAATGCACTTTGCAGGAACAGCAGGAAATGGCGGAAATTCCGCTGTAAGCGCTGCCGCTCTTGCTGCCCAGCGTTTTTCAAAGGCATACAATCCTACAGCAACAGATGTAAATACCAATATCACGAAGGGAGAGTAAAAATTTATGTCACTTATCCAGACTGTATATCACGGAACCGAGAAGCCTAACTGGCTTGCCTCCGAAAATTGCATGAGACGTGTGACAAACACTGCAACTCAGGCAATGGCAGTTACCGAAACTGAGACAAACAAGAAGTTTGTCCGTTCAGGCACCATTTTTCCCTCAAACGACAGCAATGCAAAGGGCATTGTGTTTGAGGATGTTGACGTTACAAAGGGCAATTACCCCTGCTCTGTTATGACTGCGGGTCATGTCTATAAGGACAGACTTCCCGTAGCTCCTACACAGGAAGCTATCACAGCGCTCAAAGCACAGGGTATCTACTTTGAAAATGCGCCCGAATTTACCAGAGCTTATACTTGATGGAGGTGTAAAACAACATGAGTATTCTTGACCAGATCACATCGAATGATCTTATTGAGTTTGGTACCAATCTCAATATTATGAACATCGGAACGGACGGCGACCGCCTTTTCCCCAACATGAAAACCCAGTATCTTGAAGCTGAGTACATGAGACTTTCAAAGTCTCCTTCTCTTCCTCATGCTGCAATGGTTCACGGCTATGATACCGAAGCTTATATCGGCAAGAGACGTACAGCGGACGTTGTCCGCATTGAGCAGCTCCTTATCAAGGAAAAGCTTAACCTTTCCGAAAGGGAGAGCAGACTTCTCAGCCGTGTTAATCGTCCCAGTGATATCATCAACTACATTTATGATGATATCGGCAATCTTGGAAGAGCCGTAAGGACCAGAGCAGAGGTCGCAAAGTTTGAAGCATTCTGCACAGGTAAGATGACCATTAAGGAAAACAACGTTGATCTTGAAATCGACTATGGCGTTCCTGATGAGAACCGCAAGGAGCTTAACTGGACTTCTGCTGATGCGGATATTCTCGGCGATCTCCGCAAGATCGTTTCTGCAGGTAAGCGTATGGGTCAGAGATACACCCACGCAATGACCTCTCAGAAGATACTGGATATGATGCTCCAGAACACACAGATCCAGAAGGCTGTAAACGGTGCGCTGATGCAGGGCGTAATCATTACCCTGAGCGGACTTAATAATCTGCTCAACACCCTCTTTGGCTTCACTGTTTCCGTAAACGATGACTGGTACGAATTTGAGAAGGCAGATGGCAGAGACTGTCAGGCTCGCCTTTTCGATGAGGATAAGTTCATTCTTTACGTAGGTGACAGAAACGGTGCTGTAGGCACAGGTCTGTGGGGCGTTACTCCTGAAGAGAACGATGCAAGAAGCGGCGGTTCTGCTGTGGAAGGCGGAGCTTATAACAACTTTGTGTACTTCACACGTTGGAAAACTCCCGACCCTGTGGCTGTATGGACTAAGGCATCAGGCGTATTCGTTCCTGTTCTTCCCAACCCCAATGGTCACGTTATCTGCACCATCAAGGGCGCAAAGGAACTGAAACTGCTGAATGTAAGCACTACAGCATCTTCCTCTACCGCAAACGGCTCTGTAGTTACCATCAGCCCCAAGGCTGACAGCGGCAACAGCTTTGTTTACAAGGCAGCTGCAAAGGTTCAGGACGTTGAGGCAGGCAAGGAGCTTAACGGCTGGACTTCCATCAAGAGCGGTGATGAGATCGTTGTTTCAGCATCTTCCAACACCAAGCTCACTGTAGCTGAGATCAATGCTGACAATAAGATCATCGGCGCAGGCAATGCGGATATCAACAAGAAAGCCTGATAAGGAGTGATAAAGCGTGTCATATCTTACGTATTCGGAATATTGCAGTTTCAACACAGGAACGACAATCGAAGAAGGCGAGTTTGACACGCTTTCTTTTTATGCGGACACTGCGATATCTGCATACATAGGCGAAGATGTCAAGGCAGATGACACAATCAAGCGTGCAGCTGCCTTGCAGATAGCCCAGAGCAAAGCCAATGGAGGAATAAGCTATTACACGGAGCTTTCAGCCAACAAGTCCGTTGCAAGCGAAAGTTTAGGAGACTACAGCTATTCGCTCAAAACATCGGACAGTGCTGAACAGGCTGAATACGGTCTTTTCCCTATAGTTGCAAGCCTTCTGAGGAAATATGTAAGGGCTGTTGAAGGGGTGAACGTGATATTATGAGAACGCCATCCCCTTTTTTACTCAGGCAGTGTGTAACGCTGTACAACAAGCTTCCGTCAGGCGGCAAGCCAATAAACGGCGGATATGCTCCGCAGGAATATAAGCGTGTTGTTCTGCGTTCAGTAAGGTATATCCAGCAGGAAGGGGCTGTCACATCATCATCTCACGGTGCTGTATCAGACAGCCTGCATCTGATGATATTCCCGGGCATATCCGAAGCTGACGAAGGCGAAGAGTATGCAGCCCCTGAGATATTCGAGAATGCTTCTGACAGGTCAAAGATGTGGACGCTGCAAAAAGGCTTTGATTATATTGCGCTCGGCTCACATGATGACCCTAAGCCCTCCATTGAGGGTAAGGGCAACAGAAATGATTTTAAGATCAGTACAGTTGATATCCGTTATAATCCCAACGGAACTATTCATCATTTTGAGGTGAATGCAAGATGATAAGGGTCACTATTGACTATAACCGCATCAACAACCGAATGGAGCAGTTCAAGGACAAGCTTTATCCTGCTGTGAAGCAGCAGCTGAAAAAGGGGGCAGACACGTTCACACCATATCTCGGCGGCGATCTGATGGATAGTGCTGACCCGTCAGCGCATGACAGCACGCCGTATCTGGTATATGATATCAGATATGCACGTTATCAGTTTTATGCAAACGGCGGCGCACCTGACCATGATTTTCCGCACAGAACCAGAACGGTACACCCATTGGCAAGCATGATGTGGACGGACGTTTACCTTAAAGCGGGCGGAGCAAGAGACTTACAGTATATAGTCGATAATGCTCCCCAGCTCCTTAATTTCTGAACGGAGGGCATATGCGTGTTGAAAAGCTCCTCGTGACACAGCTTGTAAACTGTATCAACGAGAATAAGGACGATATTGGGCTTCCCTGCTATGTCACTTTCGGCGCACCGCAGACACTGACGGGAGAAGCAATGTGGCTGCAAACCCTCGGCGGCACAAGAGAAATCAAGAAATATATCAGAGGGAAATACAAGGGCGAGTTATCATTTGCAGTGTACTACAGACTGTCAGCTGTCCAGATGGACGGCATTGAAGCAAATCTGATAGTCCCGCACGAACAGCTTTCGGAGTGGTTCGATGAAATCCACAATACGCCCGTCTTTGACGGATTTACCGTTGAAGATATTTGCATGACCAAACAACCGTCACTGTTCAGAAAAACAGAGGACGGAGAGGTCACATATCAGTCAATATGGGTAATGACCTACAAAAACTAATGAAAAGGAGAATGATTTATGCTTCTTAAAGATCTTATGACGAATTACACCCCTAACGAAAGTTATACGGGTGAGGTAATGGCGGACGATTATGTGCTTGCCATCAAGGTAAGCTCCACATCTGAAAAGGTGGCTGATTACGCTGTTGTACAGGAACATACAGAGGGCGTTGACAGCTCACTCAATTCCGAAAGCAACGACAAGCAGTATATCAGAGCGGGTAAATCCACCACCAAGAAGTCCACACAGAGAACCTTCACCATCACTGCTGACCGCTATGAAGGCGATGAGGCTCAGGACTACATGGATAGCGTTAAGTACAAGACAGGCTCTGATGTTATCACTGATTACGTTTATTTCTCACTGAAAACAGGCAAGGGCGAAAAGGGCAAGATCTCTATCGCTGTTGATAAGGACGGCGGCGGTAATGCAGGCGATAATGCAGGATTTTCTGCTACACTTTCCAAGAACGGCGCTGCACCTACTGCATACACCTATGCAGATGACAGCACCTGAGTTATAAGCTTATAAGGATATCACGCTCAACACGCATTATAAACTGTTGGTAGTGACATAATTGTCCTTACCAACACGCATTTTAACACTCAGATGCGTGTTGAGTGAGTGTTGCAAAGAGGTGAATAAAGTGGAAATATACGATCTTCTTAAAGCAAATGCCGGGGAGGATATGGATAATTTCTTTGAGAGAATGGTTGAACGTTCCAAAGATACTCATGCAGATGTTTTTGGTCTGTTTAATGGCGTTCTTTACGTTATTTTTTACGGCTTAGACTGCCCTGAAAAGTATTAAACAGAAAGGATATGATGTTATGAACGAAACAACAGCAAGACCTATGGAACTGACAGACACAGCCGAGCTTATGGCAAGTACCGATTACAAAGACAGGTTCAAAGCCGAGTATGGACAGGTTGCGATACGCTGCGAAAAGCTCAAAGCAATGCTTGAAAAATGGGATAAGGGAGAGCTGAACTTCACGCCTACGTGTCCCAGATCACTGTATGAGCTTCAGGTAAGGGCGATGGAAGAATATATTGCTGTATTGCAGGCAAGAGCAGTAATTGAGGGCGTTGCACTGTAATTCCTTAGCACTTTCATTTCAAGGAGTTCAGCAAAATGAAATTATGGAAAAAGTGAGGTGATAACAATGTTTGACGTTCTATATCACAGTGCAATCATGGCATTGCCCAGACCCACATATGCACCCGACATCAGCATATATGCTGATTACTGCATCATTCGCAGGAGACACACCAAAAGGCGCATGAGACAGTACGGCAGGGTTTAATACACGCTATAACACTCAGTTGTGTTGAATTTATCCAATCTTTAACCAATCAGAAATCAGAATGGATTGATAACATGAAGAAAATATTTATTTCTCAGCCTATGAATGGCAAAAGTGAAGAAGATATCCTTGCGGCACGAGCAGACATAATCGAGGCTACAAAGACACTTGATGACGAAGTAGAGGTAATTGACAGCTATTTCAAGGACTATGACCCCAAGAATGGCTGTATTCCTTTGAAGTATCTTTCAAAATCACTTGAACTGCTCGCTGATGCTGATGTTCTTGTTCTGGGCAAGGGGTGGGAATCCGCAAGAGGCTGTAGGATAGAGTTTAACGCAGCTGTGTCTTATGGTATATCAGTTTATGAAATCAATCGCTGCGGAGAACTCACAAAAGCAGACCACTGCTCTATTGTTAAAATTAAGGATAAAGAGCCTATTTGCCTTATTGCTGATCTCCATATGTCACCCGATGAATGTTATGTTATCCACTATTCCGAAAAATCTTATGAGGACATAACACGTTTTACGGAAAAAGATGTGGAGTTTATCAGCTTTATGTAAAGGAGGGCATTTAAATGAAATACCGCAAGAAGCCTGTTGTGGTCGATGCGTATCAGACTGACAAGGAAGTCGTTATCCACACATTAGAGGGTGATATGAAAGCTTCTATCGGCGACTACATCATCACTGGTGTGAACGGAGAACAGTATCCTTGCAAGCCTGATATCTTTGAAAAGACTTACGAGCCTGTAAACGAATAATCCTACCGTTCAGAGGCTTCAAACAGCACACAAACCACTCGATTTCGAGGGGTTTGGACGTTAAGTATAATAATGGAGGTAAGTTATATGAAGGTAAATTACAACGGCACTGATATCGAGGTAAGCATTACAAATGCTGATGTTCTGGAAGCTATTGAAAGCACAAAGGAAAAGGTGTCAGCTTTTAAGAATTTCAAGACCATTCCTGAGCTGGTCAAGGGCATAAGAGACATCGGCGCAAACGTAAAGGTCATTGTTGAAGAGAGCGGAGAGGATTTCAATGCGCTTTTTCCCAAGGCAGATGCGCTTGACTATATGAAGTTTATCAAGGCTGTTACAGAGAGCTTTAATGCTGCTGATTTCAGCAATGAGATGAAGCGGGAATAATATGAGCCGCATTCTTTTTGACAAGCTCCCCTCTGCTGTAACAGTTGCAGGGGTGGAGCTTCCTGTTAATACGGATTTCCGCTGTATGGCACGATTTGAAAATGAACTGCTGAAAGACAATGGCAGAGACAAGAAAAAACGTGCTGAGATCTTCAAAACAGCTATGATAAGCTTTTACAAGGACAATATACCCAATGACCTGGACGCAGCTATCAAGGCTATGTGGTGGTTTTACCGCTGCGGAGAGCCTGTAACAAGTTCAAAAAACAGGGCGGGCGCTACAAGGCGCAATGTAAGGCTGTATGATTACGAGATAGACGGACAGCGCATTGCATCGGCATTCAGAGCGCAGTATGGCATTGATCTTACATCATGCGAGCTGCACTGGTGGCTGTTCAGAGGATATTTTGCTGATCTTGGAGAAAACTGCGAATTTGTCAAGATAATGAGTTATCGTGGTATCAATCTTAACGATATCAGCAACAAAAAAGAACGTGAAAGGTACAGAAAGCTTAAAGAGTTTTATGCTCTTCCGACTGAAAAGGCTATACCCATGACTAAGGAAGAGAGAGATGAGGCATACCGAAAGAGGCTTCTCGGGCGCATTTGAGAAGTGAGGTGAGCCGAAAATGGCAGCAAGCGGAGTAGATGGATCTGTAATTATTGAAATTGATGCTGATGACGGCAAGTTTCAAAGGGCGATAAACGGTCTTTCGACTGATATCAGTAATTCTATCGGCACAGCCATTGATAAGGCTATGAAGGACCTTGCTGACCGCTTGGCTGAAATAGGCGAACAGGCGAGCCGAACGGGAGACGATATTGACGATGCTTTCGGAGAAGGAAGCAAAGCCAGAAACTCAGTATCGGGTCTTGGCACAACGATGCAAAATGCGTTTGGTCATCTTATTGCGGACGCTGTTGAAAAGGCTATCGACAAAACCACTGAGCTTGCACAAAACATCTGGCAGGCTGGTGTAAGCTTTGAAAGCGCTTTTACAGGCGTTACAAAGACTGTTGATGAGACGGCAAATATAAGCTATGCGGATCTTGAAAAGCAGATAAGGGATATGTCAAAGGAGCTGCCTTCAACTGTCGAGGAAATCTCGGCAGTTGCTGAGGCGGCAGGTCAGCTGGGTATTCATACCGAAGATATAAAATCATTCTCCAAAACAATGATCGACCTTGGCAACTCTACCAACATCGGAGCGGAAGAAGCAGCTTCGGCGCTGGCTAAGTTTGCAAACGTCACAAAGATGGATCCGGGAGAATATCAGAACCTTGGTTCTGCGATAGTTGACCTTGGCAACAACTATGCTACCACAGAGCAGGATATCGTCAATATGGCGACCCGACTGGCGGCAACTGCTACAACGGCAGGTATAAGCGAGCAGGGTATTCTTGCACTTTCAACTGCACTTTCCTCTGTTGGTATCGAGGCAGAAGCAGGCGGAACGGCTATGTCAACCTTCATCAAAAAGGTACAGACAGCTGTAGAAACTCAGTCAAAGAACCTTTCCAAATATGCGGAAGTAGCCGGAATGACGCAGGAAGAGTTCACAAAGCTCTTCAAAGAGGACGGCACTCAGGCAATAAATGCGTTTATAACAGGCTTGGGAGAGCTTAACAACAACGGCGGCTCGGCTCTGAATATCCTTAATGAAATGGGATTAAAGGAAGTCCGTCTTTCAAATGCTATACTTGCACTCGGCAGTGCAGGCGACCTCCTGACCAGAACCATCGGCACATCAAACACTGCCTGGGAAGAACACTCAGCACTTGTCGAAGAAGCTTCAAAGCGATACGAAACCACTGAAAGCAAGCTGCAAATGACAAGAAATGCACTGAATGACTTTTTCATCAGCATTTCGCAGGCGGTAAACATCGGATTTAAAACAGATCCTATCATCAACTACATCAATGCACTGAATAATGCTTTTCAGGAAGGCGGATTACAGGGGCTTGTTGATGAAGTAGTTGAGCAGATGCCTGCTGTTACCGAACAGATAACGTCGGGACTGCAAACGCTGGTGCAAGACATTATAAATGTCATTTCCACGGCTGCCCCCACATTTGTCAGCTGCGCTCTCGACCTTATATCAGCGCTTATCGAGACTATTCTTTCAAATGCGGAAATCATTACGCAGGGCGCTGTTGACCTACTTATCGCTCTGGCTGACGGTATATCAAACAACCTCCCGGAGCTTATTCCCGCCGCTGTGGACGCTGTACTGACTATAGCTGACACACTGCTTGACAACCGTGATAAGTTGTTTGAAGCAGCAAAGAACCTGATTATCGGGCTGGCAAAGGGTCTGATAAATTCCATAGGTGTTTTGCTGGAAAAAGGACCCGTTATCGTTGACAAGCTGAACACTGCAATGATCGAAGCTATTCCTGCGGTGATCGAGTTTGCTGTAGATTTCTGCGAAGCCATTGGGTCATATATTGCAAATTATGACTGGAACACAGTCGGAGCAAATATGTACAAAGCCATGGAGGAGGCATTCAGCAACGCCATGCACGGCGATGCTGATTACACCGAAAAAATGGCACAGGCAGAGGCAGAACGTGTAAGCCGTTACAAAGACCTGACCGTTGAGCAGATCAACAAGATGTCGGCGGACGCTACAAAGAAACTTGGTGAGCTGAACAACACCTTTGAAGAGTTTGGCAAAAGCGGTATATATGATACATCAGCAATGCCCGAATGGATGCGCACAGAATATGAGCATTCCGGCAAGAGCATTGAAGAGTATTTTGACAGCCAAATCGCCAATACTGAACAGCTTATCGAAGATCTGGCGGCTGCAAGAGAAGATGCCAAGACAGAATTTGAAAAAAACAGTGAAAGCTGGGGACTTAGCGGCAATTTCGGCGACAACGCTGCAAAGCAGTCAGAAGAAGAGGCAAAGAAGCACTTTTCCACTGTGGCAGAGAGTGTTGACGATGCTACAGTTCAGGTAACAAATTCTGTTGAAAAGATGGACGATGCTACCGCAAAGCACCAGCATTATCTTGCAGAGCTGGCAAAGGAAAACGGAGAGATCTCAGCTTCCGAGTATTATGACCGTATAGAAGCTATTGCCAATCAGCTTGATGAGGAAAGCGAGCTTTACGAGAAGTACACCAAGGAAGTTGCAACAGGCAGGCGCAAACTCAGTGAAGCTACACAGAAAGAGCTTGACAGTGCCGAAAAAAATATATACAAATCTGCACAGGACAAGGCAAAGCAGGAGATCAAAGGCGTTAAGTCCAATCTTACCGAGCTGATAAACGAGTACAAGAAGAGTTATGATGAGATAATCAAGCTCCGTGACAAGTACAAGCAGAAGCTCATGGGCGAGAGCATCTTTACCGTATCTACCGAAACGGATAAGAAAACAGGTGAGACGTACAGCACCTACACCATCGAGAACATTGCAAAGATGGCGCAGGATCGTGAGAAATACGCCAAGGAAATAGAAGCTCTCCAGAAGAGAGGGCTTGCGGACGGTCTTCTTGATGAGCTTAACGGTCTAAGTCTTGACCAGGCAATGGTATTCGCCAAGCAGATGAACAAGATGAATGATGAAGAGTTCAACAAGATCAATTCATCCTACAAGAAGCTTGACGAAACCACTACTCAAATTGCAAACAACAGGTATCAGGACGATATTGACGAGCTTCAGAGCGGCTTTATCAAGGAAGCAGAGGGGCTTTTTACAGGGCTTTCAGATGATGTCAAGAACGCAGGAATGAACACTGTGCTTTCATTCATTGAGGGCTTTGACATCAACAAGGAAGATGCCTTCAAGAGCCTGCAAAGCTCCGCAAATGACCTTATGGAAGCTGTAAACAACGGTATTTCCGATGGAACTGTTGACCTTACATCGACCATAACGAGCATTGTGGCTGAAAGCAATATCGGCGATACTCTTGTGGATAACATAGTAAATTCCATAAGCAATGACCAAGGCAAGATCGAAGAGGCTTTGCAGACGATATTTGATAATACAGGTATTGATATGCAGATAAAGACAGACGTACAGAATGCGGCTGTTACCAACTCTTCAAGCGGATACAAGGCGGCTGCATCGGTCACTGCAACACAGACTGAAAGCAAGAGTGCCGGAAGCACTCAGCAGAAGTCAGGCGGCACGCAGACTATTGATGTTAACCTCAGACTTACTTCTGACGGAAAGCGTGTTATTGCAGAGATCGTGAACGAGGAAAACAAGAAAATCCAGATACAGGAGGGAAACTGAAATGGTTATGCTTAAACTGGGAACGATAGATGTCAGCGACTATCTTGAAGAGGGATATTCGGTAAGGACTGAGCCTGTATATGACAGCGCATCGTTCAAAAATATATATGAGCAGGAAAAAGCTGACCTTATCGGGCGCAAGGTCTCCATTTCCGCAAATCTGGGTGACGTTCCGAAGAGTGTAGCAGAAGCAATATGCTCCGCCTGCGAAACGGACACGCTTTCGGTGACATACGCAACGCCGAAGGCGTACACCGCCACATTCAAGCGACCTGACATATCCTGTGAGCTTACGATAGAGGAGCCTGAGACATGGGATATATCGCTGTCGATGAGTACCGATACTATCCCCCTGGACGGTCTTTAGCTTATCCGATTTAACGCTGACCATTGACGGCACTGAATACACCGGAGAATATCTGAGCGGCATTACCATTTCCAAAAGCGTGGACGGCATAGGAACGAGCGGAGTATCCACAACTCAGCTTTCGGGTAATGTGTTTACGTCAAACAAATTCGGTCAGGGCGCACATATCATTGTAAACTACAAGGATTGGGAGTTCCCTGACTACTACATTGACAGCTCAGACTTTAACGGCGTATCAGTAAGCTTTACTGCATACGACCTTTGCAAGCGGCTTGATCTTCCGTTTGACTACAGCAATTACAAGCAGTATGACGAGGATACGACCACAAGCGATGGCAGTGATACAGTAAACAATGAGAACAGCGGAACATCATCATCGGGTACAGACAGCTCCGGGTCGAGCAGTTCGGGTTCAGGCAGTTCAGGAAGCTCTTCAAGCAGCAAAAAGAAGAAAAAGACTGAAAAGCAGTATGATACTTCTCTTGTACTCAATAACCTTGCCAATCAGGCAGGGTTCAGCGGAAACAGCAATACTTCCAGAGTGAGCAAGATAACGTACAGTGACCTTAAAGGCAGCATGAGAAGCATTCTTCAAAGGCTGTCGGAAGCGGACTGCGGCGTATGGTACTGCGGCAATGACAATCATCTGAAATTTGTTGCTTTTGGAAGCAGCAGCAGTGCTGCAAACGTCAGCAAGGTTGAACATTCGGCAATCATAGAAAAATCCGTCAAAAGGATAACAGGCATTTACGCTGAGGACACACGCAACAACTACATTTATAACTTTTGCGGCGGAGATTACAAAAGCACTCTTTTTCTCAGCGGCGATTATCTGCTTGAAGCTGTTGCGCAGGCTATTGCGGCGCAGATCTACGGCACAGACGGCGGATATTATGACTACATGGCATTTGCTGTTGACAAGGCGGTAATAAGCAGCAATATTGAAGTGTGCGGACAGGCGTATTTTGAGGGCAAGACAAGCCCCTACCGATGCACCTCGATAGTTATAAGCTTTGGCGCTTTGAGAGCCGTAGCGAGCCTGTCAGCCGCCCAGATAAACGAGAGTGAAGCAACATACGTCAGCAAGATGAACCGACTGCTTGAACAGTGCGTTAAAGTAGGGACTGTTCACGGCAACTGGTTTGTCAACAAAAACGGTGACGGCACAAAGGTCAAGCTGTAAGGAGGGCTTATTGTGGAAGAACTTGATCGCACACATTATCAGCCCATTGAAGGCGTACCCGTTGAGATACACGTATGCAGCGAGGACTACTTTACATATGAAGCTCTTGCAGCTCCGTTTGTAACAAAAGTGGTTTCCGAAAATGAAAGCTTTATGATATTCAAGGCTTCAAAATACGGAAAACTCACTGTAAAAACGCAGGGGTCGGGTAATGTAAGGACAAATCCTGTTGTTACGTTTGAAGAGATTACGGAAAGCGAGGCGTTAAGCTATGTCGGCGGTGAATGATATTGTCAGTTCACTCGTTTTAGCGCAGATAAACAGCGGTTCCGGCGGCAAGGTCAAGCCCATAACTATAACGGAAAACGGCACATACAATATCTCAG